AAAGCGCGAATGTCTGAAGCGCATCGAAAACCTAAGGCTGGAAGACTACGAGCACTGGCAACTGGAACGATACCTCGAGCGGATCTAAAACGACAACCGCGGCGGCTACTCTGACGGGTAGACCGCCGCAAGTCGAAGACCTAGCGCGCAGCGCGTAGCCCAGGCAACCCAGACCGACAAGCTGCAACCAGGGCGAAACCCAACCAGACCGGAAAATCTGAAAACCGCACCATCTTCTATGCTAATACTAGCTATGCTTTTGCTACTACTAGCTATGATTTACTACTGTTTTGGCTTTGATCGCCGTTAATGGCGCAGTTTAAAAACGCGTATAGAGGGGAAAAAGCGCAAATATGCGCAGCCGGGGACTGGAAGCCGCAGCTAGCGTGTGATCGGAGCGCATTGTGCGCAGATCGCAGAGCGAAGAGGTTGGCGGTTGGCGAGCGGAGCAGCTAAAGCTAAGGAAAGCGAATGAGCTATGCGTAGCAAAGCGAAATGAGGTGACGAAGCGCAGCTGCGGAAGCGGCAAGGTGTGTTTTAGCGCAGCGCGGAGCAGATGAAGCTAAGGAAGCCAGCCAAACTATGCGAAGCAAAGTGAAGGCCGGCGACGAAGCGAATCTGCGGAGAGCGAAGCGGTGGTCAGTTTGGGTGTTATGTAGCGAAACCGGCGCAGGAGAGGAAGCCAGACAAGCTATCCGATAGGAAAGCGTAGGCTGGGGACGAAACAAGCCGGTGTAGCGGTGGAATGCGATTGCAGAGAGCATCCGAACAGGATGCGGAGCAGTTGCCACGTTGTGGGGAGCAGCAGCTGCAGCCAACGAAGCCAGGCGAACTATGCGAAGCAAAGTGAAGCCAGGCGAGGCGGCAAAGATGCGGAGGTTGGTGTGTTGGGAACGGAGCAGCTGAAGCCAAGGAAGCTATACAAGCTATCTGCAGCGAGGCACGAGCAAGGAAAGCGTAGGATAGCGACGCGGCGAAGCTGCGGAGTGGAGTTTAGGTGTTACCTTGGGCGGAAGTTGCCTCGAATTGCCTCCAACCTGGGTTCTCAGTCAGCCAACGAAGGCAATCTTCTAAGCTAGACCGGTTACCAGGCATCTTAAAGCCGGCTTTCTTCATGCAATAAATGTAATTTATGTGCCGATTAAGCATATAAGCGAGCTGTTTTGCGGATAATAGTGGCTTTTGGTCGTCCATAGGTGTGTTTGTGCTACATTTTAATCAAAATGTCAAGTCACTCATCGCCGCAACCGTTCCAAGCAGCCACCCAACCGTTCCAGCCACCCAACCAGCCGTCCAACCATCCAATCGACGACCCAACCGACCCAACAACCGATCCAGCAGCCAAACGAACTGCCAAACGACGACGACAACCATCCAACGCCGCCAACCATCAAGCAACGGACGGCAACCATCTAAGCTAACGACGCAACCGATCTAGGTGTCAAGGCACAGGTCGCCCACATAGAGCGACAGGTGTGTATTGCAAGCCTCGGTCAGTCCTACTATGAGCTAAACAATACGTGTCGTGGCATAAGCCAACCTTTTACCGAACGCCGGCATCCTATTCGAGCGTTCAAACCGATATTGTGCGAAGACTTTGGGCTACGTGCGATGCGCTTGCTCTCCTGCTATGTCCCGGCAACCATCTAACGGCGATCAACAGGTGTCAAGTCGCAACTAGGATAAATAAATACAAACATACAAACAAATGTATTGCAATAGGTGTCAGCAGCCAACTATAATGGCATCTTACATATGAAAACAACCGATAAACCACCAACAAGAGTGCGCTACAGCACCTTCATCCATCCAGAGACGCAGCGCCGCATCAAACGGCTGCGATCTGATCTAAACCTAAGAGGCGAAGGACGTGTGATCGACCTAGCCATCCACTATCTAATCCAATCCTCAGACCTAGAACAACATGTCGTCAATCCTCGCAATCCAGTCTAAGCTTAAATGCTCCAAGTCTCACAAAAACAGCTTCGGCAACTACAACTACCGCAAGTGTGAAGACATTCTCGAAGCCCTAAAGCCACTACTAGCAGCGGAAGGTGTCACAATGACAATAACCGACCAATGCCTGGTCATGGAAGGTCAGCTAGTCATCCAATCAACTGTTAGGTGTCATGATGGCGACCAACAAACCGAAGTCAGCGGATTTGCAGGTGTGGAAAAGGCAGGAGGCATGTCACTAAGCCAATCCTTCGGTGCAGCCAGTAGCTATGCCAGGAAATATGCACTAAACGGCATGTTCTTAATCGACGATAGTGTCGATGACGACCAAAGACCACCAGCAACCAAGGTGTCAAAGACCTCAAAGCCGGCAACCACTAAGCCAGCACCGGCAACCAAGGTGTCAAAGTCGAAGACAGAGCAGCTACAAACCATCATCCAGGAACTAAACGGGTGTGATCCACAGTCTTGGCAGCAAATAGTGCCATTCAAGACCGGCATACACAAAGACAAGACCCTAGAACAGCTAACAACAACAGACGAAGGTGTGAAACTCATAGCCTACCTCGCAAAACTAACTGACAAACAAACCAACCCAACAGCCGGCTACATCTTAGACTCGGCAACAGCTAAAGGAACCAAATAATGAACAATACATATACAGGACAAGTAGTAAAAGTAACAGGTGTGAAGCAATTCAACGGAGGATTCTACAAGTGTGATCTAGTAGTGACCGACCAGGCAGACAAATACCCACAAACCATCCCATTCGAGTGTGTCAAAGACTTCTGTGACGAGATACAACGGCTAAACCTACAAGCAGGTGATGGTGTGACAGTCTCTTACGATCTAAGAGGCCGCGAACACAATGGCAACTACTACGGCAGCATGAAAGCATGGAAATGTGAGGTGTCATCAGTCTCAGCACCGGCAACCAACAGTCCAACAGATGAGGAGATACCATTCTAATGGTGTCATTCATCGACATAGAGACAAAGCCCATGTGTGATGAGGAGCTGCAGCGTCTAATGCCAACATTCAAACCGGCAGGGAACATCAAAGACCCAACAAAGCAGCAACTCAGCATACAATCGAAGCAGGTGTCATACATAGAGAAGGCAGCACTATCTCCAACAAGCGGCACAATACAATCTATAGGTGTGGTAGATGGAGCAGGAGACTATCAACTGTTCGATACAGCATCTAGGTGTGAGAAAGACATGCTAGAGGAGTTTTGGGACTACTTTCAACCAACAGGTGTCACTCTAGTCGGTTGGAACATCCTCAACTTCGATCTACCATTCATGATACAGCGGTCATGGTCATTAGGTGTGAAACCTACGATACTACAAAGGGACATCGGATACAACAGATACAGGTGTGAAGTCCTCGACCTTATGCAATACATGTGCTTATCGAAGGATCATAGGTGTATGAGTCTATCGGCAGCACTAAAGCTACTAGGACTACCTCCTAAGTGTGATCTGGACGGGCTACTACCATACGAAATCTATGACAGGTGTGAGAAGACATACTACAACTACTTAAAAAGAGATGTAGAAGCACTCGTAGACATCTATGACCGCATCATATTATACTAGGTGTGATACAGTCGGGCATACTAGACATCATATTATATTAGGTGTGATACAGTCGGGCATACTAGAACAAATTTTAAAAGAATGACCGCCGGCACTCAGCAACTTCAACAACTCCTGGAACTTCTGGAACTAGAACAACTCCAGGAACTCTTAGCACTCTTGGAACTCTAGCAACTAATGACAGAACTCGAACAACGACAGCAGCTGCAAGAACGATTGCTATTTTATAAGCACGAATTTAACATACCGAAAAAACCGACCTGCACTGCTATGTGGCTAACAGCCCTTATAAGAAAAATACTATGAGTGAAGAAATCCAAGACCCGGAACTGCTAGATACCCTAGACCAGGTGCGTCTAAATAGTAAATTTACTGTAAAATTATATGAGGAGGTATTGGAGAATATACACGAAAATCACTACACAATATCTGCGATTGAGTCAGCTGGCATAAGCGCCAGGCACTTCTATCGTAAAATAAAAGACAACCCGGAGCTGGTGGAGCGATTCCAGGCAGCGCAGCTGCAGCGGGATAAAATACGCAACTCAGCACGCATCGAGAAAGCAGAGACTGAGCTATCCAGGCGAGCGGTCGAAGGCTGGGCAGAGCCGGTGTATGACATCAAAGGCAATCATTGCGGCGACAAGCAACGCTACTCCGATGCGTGTCTGATCTTTATGCTAAAGAAACTAAAGCCGGAGGTGTATGCAGATACGCCGCAAGCCCTGGTGCAGAACAATGTAAATATCGTAAAACAGAAATCCAATGAGCTGCTAAATGAGTGGCGCGAAATGCTAGGAGCAAAGCCAGTCCAAGATGCCGAAGAAATCCCAAGATAAAGCAAATCCTTTCGAGCTGCTGCTGCCATACCAAAAGGAATGGGTGCGAGATGACTCACGATTTAAAATCTGGCTAAAGTCACGACAAATAGGTGGGTCACTAGCCGCGGCCTACGAAGTAGTCGCAGATGCAATGGCAACTAATGAGGACTGGATCATACTGTCTGCCGGCGAACGCCAGGCTAACGAGTTTATGGCTAAAGTGCAGATCGTGGCACGTATCTTTGCCTCGGCATACGAGTCAGAAACCGGCAAACCATTCAAGCTAGTCGAAAAAGTAGCAGAGACCAGGCTAAATAATGGCGCTAGGCTACTTGCGCTGCCGGCAAACCCATCAACAGCTCGAGGATACTCAGCTAACCTGGTGCTGGACGAGTTTGCATTCCATCAAAACCCAGGTGAGATATGGCGAGCGGTGTATCCGATCATCTCCAATCCGCTAAAAGGCGACCTAAAGCTGCGGATCATCTCAACACCGGCAGGTAGAAATAATAAATTTTATGATTTATGGGAGTCTAAGACATTTTCGCACCACAAGACGACTGTGTATGATGCCCAGGAGCAAGGTCTAAACATAGACATACCGGCACTCAAAGACTCACTATCTGACCCGGATGGCTGGGCACAAGAGTTTGAGTGTGTGTTTATGCAGTCTTCTGAGCAAATGTTTGGCTCGGATTTAGTAGAAAGCTGCATATCTAAGCGTGCATCACTAGATAACTCTATGACAGCAGAGCCGGCTGAGAAATATGTCGGCATAGACATAGGCAGAAAGAAGGATCTAACTGTGATCTGGGTGCTGGAACGCCGATCTGGGCAACTTATAACTACTGAGGTGAGATGCCTGGACAATGTGCCATTTCCGGATCAAGAGGAAATAATACTAGAGATGATCCAGGGCGCAGCCTTCGCTGCTATCGACTCTACCGGTGTGGGCGGTGCAATCTCGGAAAACTTGCAGACCAGGCTAGGTAAAATGACGATGGAGTGTGTAGTCTTCACAAAAGAGAAGAAACGACTCCTATTTACTGAGATGAAAAGAGAGATGCAGTCCGGCAAGGTCGAACTAGCAGAATGTAATCACATACGATCTGAGTTTGCATCTTTGACAAGAATGGTTACAAATACAGGTGTAATAAAAATAACGGCAGCACGAACCGCAGATGGGCACGCAGACCGGGCTACTGCGCTATCACTAGCTATCTACGCTGCCGGCAAAAGACCATCACGAAATTTTTTGATTGACAGCAACGTAACAACACTAGGTAAGAACATACGGCGCAGACCTGCGCGAACAAAATTTAGAAACCTCTGGGGAAGGCGACGATGAACAAGAAAGTATTAAGAAAGGTAATTAAACCTAGTTATAAGGATCATTTCCTTAGTCCATTTCCGGTAGACTTTGATCCGGATGTGGTCGGATATATCCTGGACGAAGGTTCTAGGGGCAACTTAGAGTTGCAAGACGATCTATTCAACACAATGGAGGATACCTGGGATCGGCTGCGCACGAATCTTAACAAGCTGAAAAAAAATGTGATATCTATGCCGCGCGAGGTAATGCCGGCAACTTTTAGAACAGAAGAAATATCTGAGGATGCAGCCAAGAAAGCAGCATTTATAGAAGAACTAATGCACGATGCCGAAACTGGGCATCCGGAAGACACTTTAGACCTAAATGATACAATATATGGGCTACTCAATGCTATAGGCCGCGGAATATCCGTCCTGGAGATAAACTGGAAAATATCTAAGGGTGCATATGTCCCGGTATCAACTAACCAAGTGCCGGCAAGCTGCCTGGGCTTCGAGATAAAATCCCCAAGTGATGTAAAAAAGGTCAATCCGGAGGAGCTAATGCTCTATCCAGATAGAAATAAAGCTGACCCCCGGTCATTCTCTAAATATAAAAACAAATTCCTAATCGGTATCTATCGTGGGAAGTCCGGACACCTAGCAGAAACAGCACAAATGCGTTCCCTGGCACATCACTGGGTAGGCAGGATGCTAGGATGGGAATGGATGGCTCAAAAAACTGAGCTGTTTGGCATACCTATCCGCTGGGCTACATATAACCCAAGCGCACCGGCAGAGGAGATTAACGAAATCAAAAATATGCTGGAAAACATGGGAACAGCAGCCTGGGGCGCATTTCCAAACGGCACAGAGCTGTCAGTCATACAAGGATCGACCCCTGGTGTGGCAGGTGCTGGAGAGCCAACAGTCCAAATACAAGCAATAGCAGACAGAGCGTGTGATCTAATCTTTCTTGGACAAAATCTGACATCTGAATCTGGCGGTTCCGGCAGCTACGCCCTGGGATCAATCCACAGGCAGGTCGAACTTGATCTATATCAAGCATACGCAACCTACGTGGAAGATGTGTTAAATCACCAGCTAATACCAGCGATACTAGACCTAAACTTTGGAAATCAGACTAATTCGCCCCATGTTCGGCTAATGCAAGACAACAGCCAAGTGGACAAAACCCTGGTCGATCGTGATAAAATACTATTTAACGATATGCAGCTGCCGGTGTCTAAGACCTGGCTATACAATCGACATAGTGTGCCAGAGCCAGCAGCCGGCGATCTACTATATGAACCAGGTCGCGAAGAATTGCTCAAAGAGAAGCAAGTTTATGATGCTACAAGCGTCCCGAAAGGCTATCATACTATGCCGGATGGCAGCCTAATGCGTGACGAAGACCACAAAGCAGTCGATGGCAAAGAAGAATGTGGGTGTGGAACGATAGATGCAGCTAGCGAATCAACCGCAGTCTATGAAAAACGCAAAGTGATACAAGGTGCGGAATTTAACACTCTGCTAGCAGCCACAGACCTGGACAAATACGATCTAATGTGGAGCGGCGGTGACTGCACTATATGCCAGCCACTAAATGGCACAGCCTATGGCAACTGGACGACACCACCACCATTGCATTACAATTGTGACTGCATAATAACAGTAGAAGCAAAGAATAGTATATAATAGTGTAAAATCGTATAATTTAACTCTTGAACTTAATACAAACAGCCCAGCAATAGAACAATGCCTAGCCTAATTAAAGCAATGCTATCCTCAGAAGTCGTAAAAGACGGATCAGATCTGCCAGAAGACATACAATATATGCCTCCTGGTATGCACGAAATCAACGCATCCTCTAACGGAGAGCCGATCAATATGATGGTCACAGTCGATGCAGAATCTGCAACAGCACTAGACACATACCTCCAGGATAAGATCACAGCAGCCCATGACGGCAATACTGATCGCCCATTTTTTGATTTTAACCACGATGACCGCGAAGCGGCAGCATGGCCTACAAAAATATACTGGGCAGGTGACGATAAACTTACCGGCGGAGTCAGAGCTAAGGTTGAATGGTCTGGAGCAGGTATGAAAGCTATAAAAGAGAAGCTATTTAGACGATTCTCGCCTAGTTTTATACCGGATGAATACGGCAAGGTCATAAGCTCAGATACAAATATGGGCGGTCTGGTCAATCGAGCAGCCTTCCAGTCTATCCAGCCTCTTTTTGCAAAAAGCACAGCTAAACCGGAAGATGACTGCAAAGCAGCCATACGGCTGGAGCTTATGACAATACAAACAAAACAAACCCTTAAAAAACATGGACAAGTCTCTTAGCATTATAAACGCAAAAATAGAAGCAACACTTGATAAAGTAGATTGCATAGGATTTACTGACGAAGCACGAGATGCTTCACAACGTGCCCGGGCAATGCTAGGATGGCCTGGACTCAGCCAGACCTGGTCACAAGGCAGCAAAAACTCTAGAAAGCAGCCCTGGCAAAAGAAAGATCCGAAAGACTGGACTCAAAAAGAAGCTAAGAGTGCCGTAGATTCACTAAAACAGATGCAGGAAGATGGAGAAACAGATTCTAAAGAATATAAAGACCTAATTATTGCGTGTGATACCTTTGTATCTGGTGATAGATCAAACGATGCTAGCACATACCAGGAAACAAATATCATGGAGAATGCTATAGAAGACGCAGACATCCCAGGCATAGATGGCAATACATACGTGCCACCAGCTGACGATCCAGACGAAGAATTTGATGAGCTAAAGTTCCGCACCGGTGATACGCCCTATGGCGAAGAAGGTGAGAACATGAATGATGGCGACGAAGACTTCGAGAACGAAGAACGAGACAGCATGGAGGAAGCTGACGCTTTGGCAGAAGGTCGCCGCCAGGCTGCCGAAGAACAACGCCGCCGCGAGAATGAACAGATGGGACTAGATGGAGATGCTGAAGACTTCCAATTTGAGGATGACGAGGAAGCAAAAGCCAGAAATCAAGAATCATTGGATGAGTATAATCGCCAGCAAGAAGAAGGTGTGATACCTACCGGAGACTCTGACCCGGACTTCCAGCAGCAAGAACGAGACAGCATGGCTGAAACCAACACAGAGACTAATGAGAATCAGGCAGAACAATCCGGCAGCGGAGATGAAGTTACAGAAGATGCGGCGAGCCAAGTAGACTCAGACATCGAACAGGCCGCGAGAGATGCAGAACAACGGAACATGAACAAGGAGGCAAATGAGCAAGCTGACTTAGACTCATCCCAGGCAGCATCTCAAGACATCGAAGACCTAGGAGACTCTGACCAGGGCAGCAGCAGCGCAGACCCACAGCGAGAAAAGTTTAATGCAGACCTGGCAGATGCTCTAAATGCAATCGACGAAGCACCTAACTCATCAGAACTCCGGGATCAACTTAGAGATGAATTAACGGATGTAGACAACTACATCGATCCTAGAACCGGCAACGAATTAGCAGAATCCGATGGTTGGAAAGATGACGAATAATTGCCGTGGTAAAAAATCAGTCAAAAAATAACCCAAATTATGAAAAAACTCGAACAAAATGTAAACAAGCTCTGCTCAGTAGTAAAAGCACAAGATACTGCACTTAAAAAATACGCAGCCTATCATCGCAAAATACGAGCAAAGCAAGCCAATGATGCTATCGCAAAGGCAGTCAATGCCGGGCAGCTAGCACCAAAGGATGAAGAAACAATCGGATTCTGGAAAGCGTCCCTTCTAAGCAACTTTAACAAGACGGCACTAGCACTAAGCAAACTGCCATCTAATCCTGTCCTAAAGAAGGTCACAGCGTCTGAGCCTAAACGCCGGACGATACTAAACCGCCTGGGCGAACAAAATATCCTTATAGCAGATGCTAAAAAGGCTATGCCTAACCAACCTTTTAGCGCAATTTACGCAAAAGCCAAACTAGAGAACCCTAAATTGTTCTCATAACATAAAATACTAAATAACATGATCGCAAATCAACCACGCACTAATGCAATCTTGCCTTTTCCAAATACTACTGATCTATCTGGTAAAGAAGGCTATTTTGTAACAATTAACGCAGGGGTAGTAAAACTATATGCTACTGCTGACAGCCTATCACCATTTGGAGCTATTACATCCGGAAGTGGAGCTAATACAGAATCTTCTATCGCAATCTCAGCTGGCGGATTAGCCGGCACAGTCACTCTCGAAATCACAGCAGCAGCCGCAGCTGTCGTAGTCGGTGACTATCTCGAGGTGTCAGATGGTGGAACAGTAGAAAAAGACTCTGGAGCTGGCGCTCGCACGCTAGTCGCAGTAGCCCTCGAAGCCGGCACAGCTGGTGACATCATCGAGTGCGCTCTTATAACTCCTGCTGACTATACCTAATGAGCTACGGCAGCAATCCACGCGTCTTTGATGGCGCTAAGGTTCGATACAATGCGATACTACCCTATCGCTCTGCGGAAGACCTTAGTAGCTCTATCGGAGCTGCGGTAAAGATACTGCCTAATGGATATGTTGCAAAAACAACCGGCGCAGCAGCCGACTTACCCTTTGGTGTCGTCCTAAACGGCGTAGCACCAGGGGCAGATAACTCCATAGCCATCATGGCAAATGGATTTACTGGAACAGCAAACTGTTCTGTTAAGGAGGCTGCTGCTGCAACTGGTGATTATTTATATACAAATAATACTACCGGCAATGGTGTTTTTACTAACGAAGCTAACTCTGAGCCAACAGACACACTCCGATATAAATGTGGGCAAGCAATGGAAAGCAGCCCATCCGGCGCAACCGGATCGTATAATGTAATAGAGGGTGTGATCTTTGCACCTATTAAACAGCTACTACAAAACGCCATAGAATATAACGGAGGGCTTCTTTTATACAACGGACTCCGAATCTCATATAACTCGCACTAATTCACAAATAAATAAAAACCAATGAGCACAAATACATTCAATGTAACACTTACCAACTACGCGCGCGGACTGGCGCAAGAGCTAGACACTAGCCTTGCAGGTTTTATCGCACCCGAAGTTGTAGTCCCAGCAGCGACTGGACAATACAAGAACTTCTCCGACAAGAATAACTTCCAGGTTCACGACACAGCTCGTGCAATCGGAGGCACAGCTCGTCGCTTGCAGTTTTCCGCAACTGACCCCACATATAACTGTCTGCCACAAGCACTCGAAGTCGCAATTGACGACCATGAGCGCGCACAAGCAGGTGATGGTGATCCTCTAGGCCTCGAAGAAGCCAAGACAAAGACACTAATCCAGTCAGCACTAACATCGCACGAGCAAAAAGTCTTTAGCTCGATCGCCGGTGCAGTCGCTGCCGAAGCAGGTGTAGGTGTATGGTCAAATGATGCAAACGATCCTATCGCAGAGATCGACCGATTCATCGAAGAAATCACAACAGATACCGGCAGGATGCCAAATCGTATCGTGATGGGACTTCCAGCCTGGGCTGCAGTTCGTCACAACACGAAAGTCATCGAAAGATTCCCTGGTGCAGCGCAAGTCGGAGTGTCCACCGGACAATTCTCCTCTCTGCTGCTTAACCCAGAGATCGAGCTTCGTATCGGTGTGATGTCATACGACCAAAACAAATTCGGAAGCAATCCAAACGACAATGCAAACGTCGTAGGATCTGAAACCTATATCTTCCAAGGTCAAGATGCGCCATCGCTCTATGATCCTAGTTTCTGTAAGACATTCCGGACACGCTCCGGCGGTGTAGATGTCGTTCGCACATATCGCGAAGACTCAAGCCGTTCAGATGTCATTGCAATCGACTGGAGTGAAGACTTCCAGGTCACAAGTGCTGTCTGCGCCACGCGCATCACAGTCACCTAATTGTTGTTGTCATAGCACGCCTGTAAAAAGGCGCGTCCTTTCTGCTCGGGGGAGTGGGAAGGGCGCTTGCTATTACCTAACCCTTATAACAATAAAGATATGAGCATTGATTTAGGAAACGCACCGGTCGGAACACCACCAACAGCAGCAGAGAAACTGCAAATAGCAACAGCACTAGCTGTAGCACCAACAGCATCACCAACATTTACCGGTGATTCAACAATCCCTAAGATCATCACGAACGAGATACAATGCGAGGGAACTACTACCGGCACAGCGCAACCAATCAAATATGACTCTAAAGAGCACCGGTTTAGAGACTATGACGCTACCCCTACTAATTTAATGGTCATTAAAAAGACCGACGGAGAATCTATCGGCAAGGTAGGAATCAACAACGATACGCCTAAAGTAGCACTACATGTAGTAGGCGGACAGCATTCTAGCGGACTAGATAACGAAGCACTAAGAGTGATCGGCGGTGCATTCTTTGACGACTGGGTAAGAGTAGGACACTTCACAGATACTGCCAGGAACGCCATAGTGAATCCAACTAATGGCATAATGATATACAATACTACCCATCACGAATACCAGGGCTACGAAGGCAATGGCACAGGATGGGTAAAATTTAACACAAGCGCAGTTAGCTAATGGAAAATCAAGTCGTAGGACACTTTAAGATATGGGGCACAGTCTTCTTAGCAGAGCTAGCGGCCTGGAACATCCAGGATGTCAGCGAACTAGCCAGTATTATAGCCTACTTATGCGGCGCAGTCGGATCACTAGCCCTGGCATACCATCACATAATTAAGCCAAAATGACCGCGGAACTACTAGCAATGCTCGGTGGCAGCGCAAGTGGCTTCATAATGAAGCTAATCGGATCGCAAATGGAGCACCAGGCACGACAATTCGAGCGACTGATCTCTATGCAGCAGGAAAGCGACGACAGCGCAGATCGAGCAGCGCAGCGCGAAGGCGGTGTGATCGTGAGACGATTCCTAGTCGTAGCTACTGTCTTTGCTATCGTAATAGCCCCATTCATCTTTGCCTGGACAAATGTAGACATAAGCGTATCAAGAGAGACTGAAGGCTTTTTAGGCATGTTTAAGACTGTCAAATGGGAAGGCATAAAAGGATTTGTAATCCTGCCAGAAATTCGTCAGACTGCTCTGGCAATCGTTGGATTCTACTTCGGATCAAGCCAAATAAAATAATATGTAATACAAAACTATGACAACACAATCCCCCCAAAACCAGGAGGCAGAATTAGTTATTCTGTCATCCATACTGTTATCTCCAGAAATTTATGACACAATTAGTCAGAAAATAAGGACAACAGACTTCTATAACAGTAAAAACGCGCTCATGTATGATGCGTTCGTCCAGCTAGCAAACGCCGGGCGACCTTTGGACGAGATAAATCTCCTAGAGCAACTAAGGGAAACCGGCAACGAAGACCGCTGCGGCGGACTACCGGCAATCTACGCGCTGCAGGATACTCAAGGGTCAATGCTAGCCGCCAGTTTTGCCGCCGATAAGCTTAAACAATGCACAAAACGCCGCCAGGTCATAAAACTATGCCGGGAAGCAGTCGAAAAGATCAATGAAGGCAGCATAGACATCGAAGCAATCGCCTCTAGCCTCGACACAGAGCTAGTCACGATGTCAGATGACCAAACAGGTGAGTTCGACCTGGGCAAATGCCTGGAGACAGCCACAACACAGCTCACAACGCGAGGAAATGAGCTAATCATCCCTCATGGCATAGATACATTCGACAATGGAATAACAGATGGTGGCCTAAAAGCCGGTCAAATGCACACAATCGGAGCCAGACCAGGACGAGGTAAGACTACGTTCGCACTAAACATCGCCGGTCGCAGCTGCACAAATGGACTAGGTGTCGGTATAATCTCTCTAGAGATGACAGACGTTGAATTGGTCAAGAAAATGATCTGCATGGGATCAAGCGTCAATTTCGACAAGTTTAAGGACAGGCTGCAGACCCTAGAGGAGCAGTCGCGGTTGGAAGCAACTAGAGAGCGCATCGCAAACTGGAACCTACACATAAGCGACAACGGCTACATGACAGTCGATGACATCATGGCTAAAGCACGTGGCTGGAAACGCCGCCATGGCATCAACCTACTTATTATTGACTACCTACAACTAATTAAGTCTACTGGCTCAGCAGCAAGCAGAGAACAGCAAGTAGCAGCAATGAGCAGAAAGATCAAACTAATGGCAAAAACCTTAGAAATACCGGTGATCATCCTGGCACAACTCAGTCGTGGCTGCGAACAGGAAGACCGGCAGCCTAAGCTAAC